CTCGTTGGCTCGATAGAATTCTTGCAGATAGGAGAACCACTCGTATTTCTTATCGGCGGGAATTAGGTAGTTATGGCCGTCATCATCGGTTGTGAATTTAAATCTCTTGTTTTCCATATTCGTAAACGCACTCATCGAAATCCAATTTGTCTTTAACCATGTCCCAAATTTCTTCTGGATCGCTGCTTTCTTTAAAATCGTCTGCGTAATACTTTGAAACCTCAAAATACTTGAGAATGTCGTCTTTGCTCATTTCGCCAATGATTTCTTCCAAAGATTTGTCGTCAATATAAAGGCTGGAGAACCACATATCGCATCCTCCTTCGTCATTATATTCGCTATGACCCTCAAATTCAAAGGTTTTGGCGTCTGGTTTGAAAAGACAAATCCATTGGCCGATAGAATCTAGGTATTCTTCTTCGGCGGCGGATTGTTTGGCTTTGAGGGCTTCGTTGATTTCAGTTAGTTTCATATGAGCAGGTTTTGGTTTTGATGAATTCTGGCATTTGGTTCATTAGTTCTTCTTTAATTTCGCGCCATTGATCCCACGGGTCTTCTTCGTCTGTATAGGGAGACTTTTCGCCGAAAAGTTTTTCGTAAACTTGAGAACCGAGTTTAAAATTAGACTGAACGGATTCTCCATCAACATAAAAATCCATCAGGTCGTCGTAATATTCCTCGTCGTTGTAGTTTTCGCCACCTTCAAAAGAAATAGATTTCGCCTCAAAGAATTCAACCACTCCTTTTAGAAATTTTTGTTGCTCTTGTTCTAGGCTTTTTTCGTAAGCCTCTGTTAGAGGTTTGATGCTCATTTGATAGGTTTGGTTTAGGGTTTTAAGCGGGTGGTTCATAGAGTTTTTGAGAGTTTTTTCGCTTTTTTATACATCCAAGGCTCTAGTGGAATTTTCAATAACCAATCGGCTACGGTTGGAATAAAGCCAAAATCCTCCAACATGTGTTGTTCTCCGACTATTCTCACTGGAATTTCTTTCCCAACGGAGTTTTTAATGATTTGGCCGAAAATCTTTTCCGCCATAAAGATTCCCTCCGAGTGATGCCTCAGAGCGCGGTGTTGTGCCTCCGCAATATAAGATTTGCTTTCGTCAAACCAGCAATGTAGTGGAAGGTAGTCTTCCAGCTTACCGCCAAATTTCTTTGCGGAGCTTTTTGCGTGAAAGTATGAATGGGCCATATTATTCGTAAGTATGAACAACCTCCTGAACAAGAACTAATTCCGCCGCGTAATGTTGGTCTTGTCCTTGTAAATTTAGGATAACATTTTTAGCGTCTTGCTCTGTGTCAAAGTAGCCCCTCAATGAGTAGTCTTCATCGTAATACGCTCCTAAAACTGGAGGTTGTTTGAGAAGCCCATCAGGACTGCGTTCGTAGAATTTGTATTTAAAGGTTAGCATGTTTAACTATCATCTACTGCCTCAGAAAAGTCAAGCGTTGTTTTGGTCGCTTCTTTAAATTCTTCGAGGGTCATAGTTCCGTCAAATGCGTCTCCAATCAAATTAGAGAATATCATGTCACCATCTACAGCAGCATATTCTGAGAAATCTCCAAATTCGCCAACGTAAACGCGAACTCGGCCATTTCTATAGCGACCATAAATCATCCTATCATCAATTGTTAATGCGTCGATTTGGAAGGGATAGGAGCCGCCGTGGTTAAGGATTGTTTTGATTTTAATCATTTTTTCTCCCAATATCCTTCGTATTTGTTAAATAGGCCGAAAAACTTCTTCCCAACAACTTTCTGCCGCCAAATTCCAGCGTCGATTTCTTTTACTTTTCCGCCGCAAAAACGACAAGGGTTAGCTGGATGGAAGTCCCAATATTGGCCAATTGCTTTGCATTCAGCGCATTCTGCTAGACTCGTATAGCCTCCGCAGTAGTAAGCGGGAGGGATTTGGGGTGGGTTATTCATGTTTTGTTAAGAGACAAGCCATTCGTGGTTAGATATAGTTTCAATTCGTTCGTAACCATCATGTTCTGTAATTTCAAACGCTGTCCCTTCTGCAATCCATTCCACCTCAAGGTCTTCTGCCCCCCCCGTGTAAATGTTAATTCCAAGAAGGTCTTGGATGAATTCGTCGGTTATCTCTTCTCTCTTTCCGTCGAGAACTTTTTGAACGATTTTTGGATGAAAAAGCAAGTCTTTATGTTCCGTATTCCAGCTATACCATCCCGCCCCATATCTTGGTGAATATAGAACTGCCACTTTTCCGTCTTTGATTAGTTTTTCGGCCATATGCTGTGTTTGATTTTGTATAAGTCTTCTGTTTTGATAATGGACAGCAAATCGCGCCGCCCGAATCTCTTGTAACCATTATACAACGCCTTTTTGGCCGAGTCAACACGATTTTCGAGATTGCACAGTTTTTTTGCCAATTCCAGCAATTCTTTCCTCGAAACAATAACAAATTCGTTCTCTAATTCAAAAGCAATTGTTGTTGCGCCCTTTTCTTCCTTTGTAAGCCAGCCCTCTCCGCCGTTGCCATTACGAAATTCCAGCCACAAAATGGTGTAATCTACATTTTCGTCCGTTCTTTTCTTGCGTTTGGCTCCTTTTACGTCGATTCTCCACTCTTCTTTCCCCTTTGAAAGAATGAAATCTACATGAGAAAACTGTTCTTCACGACGGGCCACCCTTACGGAATAGCCTTTTTCTTCGGCCAATTTCTTAAAAACTACCTCGGCGGAAAATCCCATCTCCCCGCAGCCGTGTTTGTCTAGTGCGTGTTTGAATTTTTTGTGTTCAATCATAGTTTCAAGTAAAAGCAATCTCCCGTTTGTTTCGCCCCGAGTCTCTTCATTAGCCGCTCAAATGGTTTTCGGCGGAATTCCCTGTTTTGGTTCCAAGCTACAACGTCATAACTGTATTTTTCCTTCAATCGGCGGAAAAACTCTTGCAGCATTTTTATAGAATCGTATGGGTCTAGGGTTTTTTCTGATGCGCCCATAATCATTGTCGCCAATTTACCAGCGGGTAAGGTTGCGGTTGGGTCGTCCAGCCAGCTTTTCCCATCTCCAAAAATCACAAATCGGCCATTTTTCTCTAGAAAACACAGGTTATTCTCAAAATTCCGCCGAAAATAGTCAAAAATCTTGTCGTGTCGGCCCGACAACGAGCCTTTTCCCAATTCGGGCAACGGCGGACTTTTCAGGCAAAAGGTTTTCCAAATTTCTAGAACCTTCTTTTCTTTCGCGAAAAAGCTGCCGTTAATATAAAACTCTTCGATAGTTTGACATTTATTCATCTTTAAGAGATGTTGTTTTCGATGCTCGCGCTTTCGTTTTACTGCTTCGTTGTGTCCTGCCCCGAAGAACGTAGTTCTTCGTTGGTCTTCCGTCCACTCCACAGTCTGACACCGCTTGTCCAGCGGCCAAAATGTTTTTCGCGGCGTTCACGTCTCTGTCGTGGCTTGCGCCGCAAGCGCCACACGTCCATTGCCTTATTTCTAGGCCAAAGCTAGCCTTCGCTCCACAACATGAGCAGGTTTTGCTACTTGGGAACCAACGATCTACGATTAGTAGTTCTCGCCCATACCACTCGCACTTGTATTCAAGTATAGTTCTGAATTCGCGCCAGCCTTGCTCGCTAATTACGCGAGAAAGTTTGCGGTTCTTGACCATACTTGACACAGACAAGTCTTCCAAAGCAATCGCTTGGTTTTCGCGAACGAGTTGAGTTGACAATTTGTGGAGGAAATCTTTGCGCACATCTGCGATGCGCTGGTGAACACGGGCAACTTTTTTGCGGGCGCGTTCACGGTTTTTAGAACCTTTCTTTTTGCGAGAGTGACGCCTTTGCAGGCGTGCTAGTTTCTTGCGCAATTTACGAATCGCTTTCGGAGATTGAAATTTTCGCCCGTCTGAGAGAGTTGCGAAGTTTTCAATACCAGCGTCGATACCGATTCGTTTGTCGGAAGGCGGAAGTTTGGCAATTTCCTCCTCGCATAGGAATGAGGCAAACCATTGACCGCTAGCATTTTGAGAAACGGTTACTGAATTTGGGATATTGGAAAGCGGGCGCGACCAAACGACTTTAAAGGGTGTTTTAATCTTCGCGAGAAAAAGATAGTCGCCTTTTAGGCGGAAAGCGTTATCTGTGAACCGCGCAGAACCGCCATTTTTGCGAGCTTTAAACGAGGGATACGCGGCGCGTTTCTTGAAGAAATTGCCGAACGCAACATCTAAATTATTCAAACTTTGCTGCAAGCAAACGCTCGACACTTCATTAAGCCAAGCCTTTTCGGGAGAGCCTTTTAACTCCGTCAACGCCTTGCACGATTTGGCGTAGTTTATGGATTTCTTCTCTTTAACCCACGCCTCTCTTCTCTGTGCTAGCGCCCAATTATAGACAAATCTGCACGATCCAATTGTTTTGCGTAGAACAGCCTCTTGTTCTGGCGCTGGATAGATACGAAATTTATAACCGCGATGATTCACTCTAAATATATTACACTAATTGTTAAAAAATAACATAGAACTTTTTAAATATCTTATTTTTACTATTCCAAAGCGTGGTTAGTGTGCCTTTACAGTGTAACTCACTATCAAGGATAACGGTTTAAACTCATGGCTCTATCAGAAAAAAGCAAAAGAAACTTGCTGCAAATCGCCCCAAGCGCGGTGGTGAATCTCTATAGGCTTTACTATGATACGTTGCAAGAACCCGAAAATTACTTTCCCTTTGTAAATGGCACGAATGGTTTTAATGGGTCAATCGTTTTCGGGGGAATCAGATATTCTCCTATTGCCGCCGAAATTGACTCCACGGAAACCAACATCCAACAACGCATTTCTCGGCCAAAAATCCGAATTTCCAACGTTGGAGGGCAAATTTCTCAACTTTTGCGCCGAAAAAATGAATTTCGTAACGCTAAAATTGTGATAATCAAAACAATGGTTCGGTGTTTGGACGCTGAAAACTTTGACGCTGGCACGAACCCATATGGAATTCCAGACCCAAATGGCATTCTCTCTCGTGAGGAATATGTTGTTTCTCAAAAGACTGGCGAAAACAAGGAACTCGTGGAGCTTGAGCTAACTTATCCATTTGATCTTGAGAGCTTTAACATTGCGGGAAAAACCATTATTGCAAACTATTGTCCCTTCCAGTATCGCGGCAAAGGGTGCAATTATTGTGGCCCTCCAATTTGCAAATCTGACGATTCTGATTTCTCCTCGCCATTCACGGGTGATTTTGAGCTAAAATCGGCGCGAAACCTTTGGGTAAACGGTGAAACATACCAGCGGGGCGCTTGCGTTTACGTTGAAAACTACAAAAATCCGCCAAAAACATTTTTCGTTTGCATTGCCAGCCACGTTTCCAGCCCAACAAA